AAGTCAGAGGTAAATTATTTGACAGAGAAAATGCTCAAGATGTTTGGGATGTATTAAGACACCAAGATCCATCTCTTCCTCATGTTGATTTTTCCGGAGAATGGTGGAAAGATCCAAGTAAATTAAAAGCATATGATAGCCAAATAAAAAATTTGCGTAATTATCCAGAAGCAGTAAAAAAATCTGGTATGTATAGCGGAATTAAAGTTGACGATAATAATGTGGTTGTTTTTGAACCTAAAAATGTTCGTTCTCCTTTTGCTAAATTTGATCCTGCTATGAAAGAAAGCGGAGACATATTAGCAGGACTTGGCGCTGCAGGTTTATCATTTGACCAAATTAAAGAACTATTAAATAAAAAATCCACGGATAAGGATGAGTTATGAAAGACGTTAACGATTTAGAAAAATCATTTAATGAGCTACAAAGTTATAGCGATAGTCAATTTAAGTCTATTGTTGAACTTAAAAAACAGATAAAGAAATTAGAAGAAGAAAAGGCCAGTATGCAAGTCATGGTTGAGTCTAATTTGCCTTCTCTTACTTTTGACGGATTGGGAGTAAGCAACGAACAACTTATCTGCGAAACTCAAATAACTATTCTTAAAGATAAAGCTGTAACTCGTGAGCTTACTTTTGAAGAAGCTAAAAAATTTGCTATATTTACTGAAGTGCTTGAGAATATACGGAAGAATTCTAAGTCGTCTGATATTAACGTACAAAAAATGTCGGATGATGAATTAATAAAGCTAGTGGAAGGTACAAATGGCGGAACAGAAGCCCAAGGTTGATGCAAAATTAGCCCGTGAAGCTTTATGGCGAAGAGGACATTTATCATGGCTTCTCGATGCCAATCAAAAGCAATTGTATGATTTGTACTATAACAAAGAGCATAGGGTACAAACTTGGCTATTAGCTCGTCGTAGCGGTAAGTCTTATTGCTTGTGTGTACTTGCCATTGAGACTTGTTTAAAAAAACCCGGAGCCATCATTAAGTTCCTTGCTCCAACAAGGGTACAGGTTAACTTGATTATTCGTCCCTTGATGAGAAAAGTATTGGAAACTTGTCCTGACGATATTAGACCTGAATATCGTGCTAAAGATAACATATTTTACTTCCCGAATGGCTCAGAACTTCAGCTTTCGGGAACCGATGGTGGATCAGCCGAAAGGCTAAGAGGGGGTGACTCCGATCTCGCTATCGTTGATGAGGCCGGAAGTTGCACAGATCTGCGTTATTGCGTAAAAGACATCTTACTTCCTACCACACTTATTACCAAGGGTAAGATTCTTCTGGCCTCCACCCCTCCCGAAGATACAGAACACGACTTTGTTGACTTTATCGAAGAAGCAGAAGCAAGAGGATCTATTGTCGTTAAAACGATTGATGATAATCCCCGTATTGATGTGCAAGAAAAGTTAAAACTCATCGAAGAATTGGGCGGTATTAACAGCGAATCTACACAGAGAGAGCTTTATTGTAAAATGATAAAGTCTAAAAACAACTCTGTTATTCCTGAATTTACCGACGAAAAAGTACCAGAAATAGTACAAGAGTTATCTCCTCCTCCTTTTTATGATGCCTATGTGTCTATGGATTTAGGGTACAAAGATTGGACAGTGGTATTATTTGCCTATTACGATTTTAAATTGGACAAAGTAGTAATACAGGATGAAATAATAACATACGGACAGGAAATGTATCTTGACAAACTTGGTCAACAAATATTATTAAAAGAAAAAGAACTTTGGACCAACCCTATTAGTGGCGAATTAATAAAACCGAGAAAAAGAGTCAGCGATCACAACCTTATTGCCATCAATGAGATAAAAAGAGCCTCGAATTATCAAATACATTTTGAATTGGCACAAAAAGAAACAAAACACGCAAGTATTAATAACCTTAGAATGATGATAAATAGCAATAAAATAGCTATTAACCCTAAATGTACCACACTTATACGCCATTTAAAGAACGCTAAGTGGGCTTCTACCACATCAAAGGATACATTTGCCCGTTGTCCTCAAGGCTCTCATTATGACGGGGTAGATGCTTGTGCATATTTAGTGAAAGCTGTTGATTTTAAAAGGAATCCTTACCCTAAAAGCTATGGAATGAATTATCGTAGTGAAGATATGTTCAATAATTTAACAACTAAGACTATAGAAAAAGAGAATGTTTATAGAACTATCTTAAACTTGAAAGGTTATAAAAATGGCAGATCCTCTAAATATTAACGACGATAAGAGTAAGTTAGAAAAATACTTCGCTACCGAAGATGCGGAAAGATTGGCGAATATTTGTCTAAATAAAGCATCGTCGTTCTATAATATTCTTACCATGAACTATTATCTGGATAACCTTGTCCGGATGTGGCTTTACTATCATGGTCAATACAACGCTACTATTGCTGGTGACTCCCATCGTGTGTCGTTTATGGGAGAACAAGGCGAGCTTGTAGGTCTTCCTGTTAACCATTTCAGAAATATTGGGCAGCATATGCTTAATATGATTACGGCTAACCGTCCTACAATGGAAGCAAGAGCTATAAACACAGACTATAAGTCTCTTTCTCAAACTTATCTTGCAAACGGTATTCTCGATTACTACATGAGAGAGAAAAAACTCGAAGATACCATTCGTCGTGCAGTAGAAATGGCTATTGTTCTTGGTGCAGGATTTATCCGCATGGAATGGAACGCTACTGCCGGTGAACTTTACGACTTTGATCCAGAAACTGGTGAGAAAAACTTCGAAGGAGAGCTAGAATTTAGCAATCTTTCTCCATTTGACGTAGTATTTGATGGCACTAAGGAAACTTGGGACCACGAATGGGTGATGGTCCGAACTTTCCAAAACAAATTTAACCTTATGGCTAAATATCCGGAACTTGCGGATAAGATTAGCCGTATGCAAACTAAAAATTACGCATCTCAATACCGTCTGTCGGTATTCTCGAACGATAATACAGATGATATCCCAGTATATGAATTTTTTCATAAAAGAAGTGAAGCATTACCAGAAGGACGTTATGTCATGTTCTTGGACGATGATCTTGTTCTTCTTGATCTTCCTCTTCCGTATAGAGAGATACCAGTCTATCGTATTTCTGCTGGTGAATACATGGGAACTCCATATGGTTACAGTCCGATGTTTGATATTTTCCCATTACAAGAAGCCGCAAACTCGCTTTATAGTACAATAATGACAAACCAATCGACATTCGGCGTACAAAACTTGTTTGTACCTCGTGGTGCTGATTTGGACATTAACAGTCTTGAAGGTGCATTAAATATTCTTGAAGGTAACGCTAAGCCTGAACCGCTTAACCTTACCCAAACTCCTCCAGAAGTCTTTAACTTTCTGCAAATGATCGTGCAAAGCATGGAAACTATCTCAGGAGTTAACTCTGTAACTCGGGGTAATCCAGAAGCATCTCTTAAATCAGGTACTGCATTAGCTCTTGTACAATCAATGTCTTTACAATTTATTTCTGGTCTTCAGAATAACTATGTAAAACTCATCGAAGACATCGGTACAAGTCTCATTAACATTTTAAAAGATTACGCAAAAACTCCTAAAACTGTCGCTCTTGTTGGAAAAAACAATCGTTATTTTCTTAAGCAATTTACTGGCGAAGAAGTTGGATCAATCAATCGAGTTATTGTAAGTGTTGGTAACCCTCTAGCTAGAACAACAGCGGGTCGTGTTCAAATGGCAGAGCAGATGTTACAAATGGGTCTTATTCGCAATCCTAAAGAATATTTTGAAGTTATCAATACAGGTAACATCGATACTATGTGGGAAGGCGATATGAACGAAATATTGCTCATCAAAAAAGAAAATGAAATTTTAATGAGCGGTAAACCCGTAATGGCTGAATTGCTTGATCAACACGCACAACACATTATGGAACATCGCACTGTAATGGCTGATCCTGATCTTCGTATGAATCCGGAACTCAGGATGGTAGTCCAACAGCATATTCAGGAACATATCGATTATCTTCGAAATGTTGATCCTGACTTGTTAATGCTTACTGGACAGCAGCCTTTACAACCCCCTGCTCCGCCTATGATGCCTGGTATGCCTCCCATGCCAACAGGTATGCCTCCTATGGGGCCACAAGGCGGACCTATGGGGCCACCTCCTCCTATGGGCGGACCAATGCCTCCGATGCCTCCGCAAGCTCCTCCGGCTCCTCAAGGACCAGTAGGACAACAGGGCGATTTGGAAGCTCTTTTGAAACAACCTAGCGGTATGCCTTCTTCTCCTCAAGAATTAATAAAAGGACAAGGAGTAGAGGGTGGTAATATTATGCCTAATTTACCTAGACCTCCAGGACAGTTTGCTA